GGTTTCTTATGGTCATTGTTGCCTCTCCAGATCTCATCAGGAATGCCATCAGGAAATGCCTTGCATCGCATAGGACCCAGATCTTCAATTAAATGTTTACATTCCAAACAAACTGGTGCCGCTCCGATTGTCATGATTTACCCTTGTTGACTTCTGACGTTATAAACTCTCCAACTTCCTTTGCAATATTTCTGGGACTTGGATTATTTAGATATTCTGCCCATGCCTCTGCCACAAGCTCTTGTTTGGAAGTCAGAGCATACCTAGAAAGGTTGTTATGAATTTCTTCAATATTTTTTTTGGTATAGAGATTTGACACTATATCTGAATTGGATATGTTATAAATGTTATCTAACTCATGGCCAAACTCGTGATCGAATATCGATTTAATAGTTTTGCAGCCTGTAGGATGCCATCCTACACTCTCATCTTTTTCGGCACATTCAGAAAACGTTAATGGGTTGCTACCGAACTTTTTATTTACTCCAATGCCTCCAAACTTGGGATGATTCCACGAATGAGCGTATGTTTTGCCATCCATCTTTGGCTTTTTAATTCTCCTCTTTGCCCTTTCTAATATGAGTTTTTCATCTTCTGGGTGGAGTTTTTTTAGCCACTCGATTTCCTTCTTGAGTTCATCCTGATACCACAGCTCGAATTGTGCCTGTCCTGTTCCATAAAATTTCATTTTGTTAGCAAGTTTAGGTTCTAGATTCAGATGGTATACGAAACTTTCAATCATCTCATTAACAATGTCTATATGCACTCCTTTGAAATCGGCATACTTCACTGAAGTGTTTTCCAATAGCCACTCCTCAGCCTTTTTAACTGTCTTTACTGGCGTATATTTTAAGTTAGTTTTCTCCTTTGGGATCTCACTCAGGATCTGGATGTTCAACTTCTGCAGCCTGGCTTCTACATCCTCGTCAAGAATGAACTGATCAATCCTGTACTTCTCATTGAAGGTATCGATATCGGAAAAGGTTTTCTTGATGAGGTCCTTGTCTGTTCGGTCATCAAGGATATTGAATTCTTGATCCATCTGCCTAGTGAAGTCCCTGTTCTCGAACCGCATCTTAGGATCTACTTTCTGAGTGATAGGCACAGGAAGGAGGCTACTGCGGCAATTTTGGTGCAAAGGACAACGGTACCGTCTAGCCTCAGGAGAATCAGTCTTAAAAACCGTCCCATGCATAGTGCGACACTGCGGAGAAGTCTTGTCATCTATCTTCGCATAGAACTGCAGGTCGTCAATCCCTGCATCCTGATATCTCCAGAGCTCTGTATTTGTAGCCACATCAGCTGTGAACGTCCTGGCAAATCTTACAGCTCTATACTTCTGTCCACCCCATAGTTCCCGTACTCTTTTCTCAAGCGTGTTTGGATGCTCAAGGTAGATCCCATCATCCTTCAGGAACTTGATGATTGATTCGGTTACTTCCTTCGATAATCCTACAGCCTGCCTGACGGCTTCCTCGGTAATCGGAAGAGGTTTTGAAGCAGCTGATAAGTGCCTACTGCCTTTTTTTAGTACACTTGCCTGCGCCTTTTTTGTTTGTTTGTCTGTATGTTCGATTGACTGCAGGTAGATATCATCAATGATTTTGTCCGCCTGGATCTGGAAGGTCTTTGACTTGAACTGAGTCTTGACTGATTTCAGGTAAGAGGGTGCAGGCTTTCCCTTGATTCCTTTAAGGAAAGTTCTTTCAAAAAGAGAAAGGAACCTGGATTCGATGCGACGAATCTCAGGAGTGTTCAGAAGCATTTTTTCACATCTGTTTTTCAGAAGCCGGTATTCTTATGTTTCAACATCTTCTACTGTGTCTGTGACACTCTTTGTGATGCCTGCCGTGTTTATGATATTTTTTATGATGCCATTTGTTATCCTTTTCTTCCGTGTTTTCAGGCTCTTCTGGAGTAATTACAGGTTCCTCTGGTGTAATTTCAGGTTCTTCAGGTTCTTCCGGTTCGATTACTTCCGGTGGTTCTTCAACTGGGATTTCTTCCTGGTATTCTCCGAGATCTAAGTTGCCATCAATAGTGAAAGATTCTCCATAAGCAACGAAAGTAAAGGGAGTCTGAAGATTAACATTTCCACTGTTGAGGACGTTTTTGTATCCCTGATCTCTGTTTACATCTCCCAGGCCTTCCTGCTTTAGTTTTGCGTCCCTGAGTGAAATCAACTTTCCGAGATATGTGTTCTCATCAGCTCCCTGCTTCGGAGTAGTACCTGCCTTCCTGATGATGCTTTCTGCCCCGTCAACTCCATGCCTGACGCACATATCATAGATGAAAGCTTTAGTAAGTGCATTTTTTGCGCCTATAGAATCTGCAATTTCCATTGCAGGATTATAGTAGAGCTCATCCAGTTTGTCAATCTGAGCTGTCTTGAAAAGTGGGTCATTGCACGACTGAACGTCTTTTATAAATCCAGATAATCCCTCTAAGCTTGGATTTCCGTCTCCACCTGCTGCATTGTGAGGACCAGCATCAATCTTATTCAGAGCCGGGATATACTTTGCAAGATTGTTATTTGGATTCAGTTCAGTATAATGTTTGACAAGGATGTTCCCATCATAAGTCCCAGTGCAGAACCCGATACACCCAAATGTAACACCACGCCCATCTCCCAGGTTTTCAGCATAATTAAAATGTAGCTGAGTATCGCTGTTTTCTAATGTTGTGGTCATCTGGATTATAGCACCTTTTTCACTTGCGACTGACGGTGTTGCTAAGAGCATAACTAAAAATAATATCATAAACAGTTGTTTTAACATCGTTTTTATCTCCGTTTTTGAATTGTATTGCATTTTACAGTGTCATGCACTCACTCCTGCATTTCCTCTTCCGGGAATCCTGTACGTTTCAAAAACATCTCTTTTGAAATTACGCCTGTGTTGTACATTTCCTGCATCTCAGTCACTGTTAATTTTTCAAGCGACAATTCCTCAAATTCAATTGTCACTGAACCTGGCTGTTTTCCTGCAGCAGCCTGCCTGAAATCTACAGCTGTCTGAGCAAGACCTTTTACAATTTCCTGAATCCCTTCGAGGACTAACATCCTGTCTTCTTCGACCATGTACGCACTTGCATAAGTCGTGCCGGAAGCCTTACCCATGTTCAAAGGCGATTGGAAGAGTCCTATCTGAATTTCAGTCTCAAGACTCTCCTTGAATTTTGTAATATCAAGAGAGCCTTTTGGATCGGGTGTGTAGACATCAATGCCTGCCCCTACAATGTCCTCATTTTCGGACAGGTCCTTGTGTTTCTCACACCAATCATTGATGATTTCCTGTCCTTCCTCAGGAGTGATTATATCCTGCTTCACAAGCTCTTCGACTAACCTGAAATTGAAAATATACCGCCCGTTACCATATTTTTTGACAAAGGAAATGAACCCCTGATCGATGTCCAGGAGGTTTTGAATGCTTGGAATCAAGGGAACAAGAAGAGACGACCCGTATAGCCCGTATGTTTTCCTCTTTTTGACATCCAGCTGCACTGAATCATATTCGTTATAGTTACCATATACAACCTTGTTGAATTCGAGGACTTCCTGAGCTTGCTGTTTCTCGTATACATAGAACCTGGTTTTTTCCAGATCTTTTCCAGGCTGCATTATTTTTGTGGGTCGTGAACCTGGTGCATACCCCTCAGGCAGGATTGTTGTATAAGGCATCAGGAAAGGCACAAGGCGGAAACTACCACCGTTTGCCCCGTACACAGGTTTTGCAAGATAAGTCCCGTCCCTGCAGAGGACGCGGGAAATTGTCTGTATCTGGTTTGTGAAGTTTGATTTTTTAGAATATTCTTTGAACTCTTTCACTGCCTGCTTTTTTCCATCGAAGGACATGCCTTTGACCAAGGAAAGCCCCAGTTTGTTTAGACCGGTAGAAACGTGGGGGTTGCAGGTGGATAGCTGCTGGTAAAAAGTAAATCTGTTGTTCTGGTCAAAATTTACATAGGGCCCGGATGTTGAAGAAGTGTTCGACCTGTTAAGAGGTTCGACTGCTGCTGCTAAGGATAATTTCCTTTTAGGAGTAGGGGCAGCTGCATTGAGTTCAGACATTTCTCATCACGGATTTTTCATAGCGTTCATGAACATCATACCCAGAGTCAGAGCCTTCTGCTCTTTTGTAATCCCTGGAGTAGCGTCCAGCTCTTTCTTCTTCGCAATCATAGCAGAGACTTCATCGGCTGAGACTTCGCTGATAAGTTCAGCTACACCTTCGAGGAGCGCGTTTGACTCGGTGAGTTCTTTGATTTTGTCCCTGCCTGCATCTATCTTCTTTGCGGGATAGACTATCTTGCCCTGAGCCTTCATCGTGCCGTATGCAGTAGCCAGGGCTGCAGCAATACCGGATATAAAATAGATGAGTTCCTGGAGTTCGGAGAGATCCATAAAATCGCCTTTTTGTAAAGTTAACGCTGTTAACAAATAAAAATATTATCTTTTTTAGAAAAAACAAAAAATATCTCAGAAAAAGTCGTAGAATTTCAGGAATATTTTATCGAGTCCGGACGAGAGCAGAAATCCCTCTTGTTTTATTCGGTCCTTTTCTTGTCAGGTAATCATTTGATGCGCTGGATGCATCTACGCAGTCATCGTGGTATTTCGGGTTAGGAAAGTTTACAAGGTCGCTAAGATACTCATTATTCCAAGGGGCCCGGACAACATAGACAAGGCCATGCTGAACAGCTGAACTGAAAGGCTTTGCCCTGGTGACTTTGTCGCCTGAGCTGCGCTCTGCGTGAAAAGTGTATCCTGAAAAGATTGTTCTCCTGAACCTTTCAGCTTCCCTCTTGCCCGCGGACCCCGGCTCTACCTCCATACCGATCTCGACGCTTTTCCCGTCAAGCTCTGCTGTTGCTGCCATGAGGTCCTCAACATCACCAGGAGATTTCTGGACGTGAACCAGGTCGAGGATGTAGAACTTCCCTTCCAGCTCTCCCATGAGGACCCCTGCAGTCCAGTCAGGATCTTTGTTCTCAGGACTTGGCTCTGTAGCCGCTGTATCCCACCAGCGAACCAGACGCATTTTTCCACGGATTTTCCGGCTATTTTCTGGGATGACGTAGATGTCTGGCTCAGACTCATTCAGAGACCTGAAAGGGACTTCTGAGCGGTCTATGAAATGGAACCACTCCATCCGGAACATTGTCCCTGCAGTATGTCTGATCTTCCAGTTTCCTCCCAGGAGCCTTTCACGTTCTACAAGAGGAAGAGCCATGAGCCTGCCCCTATAACCAGGATCTTTTGTTGTGAGTGCAGGATTGTCGTCCAGCTTGGCTGCAATAAACGTGAATGACTGAGGATGAAAGTCTTCTTCTGGCATCAAGTTCTTGACCTGGTCCCATAATTCAGCTTCAGAGTCAGCCCAGTATATGCGGTCCATGTGCCTGACAAAGTATCGTATCACTCCAGACCTTTCAGGGATTGGATAGCCAGTTTCCTGGTTAATCCACCAGGCAATGAACTCTGCAACCCAGCTGTCGGGATCCGGGTTGCATGTGGCCCTCATGTAGGGCTTTACGCCGCACGTCGAACGGTTTCTACTCAGGAGATAGAAGAACATCGTCTCGCTGAAATGCGTGAGCTCATCAAAACCAATGTAGCAGATCTGAGAACCCTGATATTCCAGCTTAGATTTCTCATACTCCAGATGCGAGAACTTGATAGAATTGCCGTTTTTGAACTTCCAACGAAGGTCTGCTTCTCTGGGTGATCCCCCGGCATAAGGATAGATCTCTTGTGATGTGGACCAGAGACCGCCTTCATTCATGATCTGAGGGTAGGTTCTCCGGAAAATAGTTGAAGTGAATCCTTTTGTATCAATGTTTCTTAGAGGCTCTAAAAGAAGTACCCAGCTCTTACCCCCTCCAGCCGAACCTCCAAAAATTATTATATCTGCTGGAGAACTAAGGAAAGCTTCCTGGGGTCCTGGCTGAGGACGGATTTCCTTATCCTTTTCGGAAGGATCTTCAGGACTGTTCTTGCTCTTCATCTTGTTTTTTATCCCGGCCGTTGTCAGGAATGTAGATTGTTACAGCCCCACCTGTGTGGTTCATGTTCCCTTCGATGTCAACTTTCTGTTTTATCAGGCCCTGGAGATCTGCAACGGCCTGCACATAATGAAGGTGAGTGTTCTTATCGCCTTCAATATGGTCTCTCTTCAGGTCAAGACCTTTCAAGCATTCTCTAAGAAGACCTGCCCTGGTAGCCAGCTCGTTTTTTAGAGTGAGCCTATCAACTTCTTCTAAAAAAACAGGAGACTTCTTCCACTCACACATCGTTTTTTCAGTAATGTTAAGTTCTTTGCAAACTTGCCTTTGGGTTTTCAAGCCTGTTGATAGTGCTAAAGCCGCAGCTTTACGTGCTGGAGTCCATGTAAAAACCTTACTATTTTTAACCTGTTTTTTTGGCTTTGTCTTCTTTACTGTGGCCATAGGAACTCCCTTTAAGATATTGTTTTTAAGTGTAATATTGTTAACGCTGTTAACTAAATGAGATTAAAAAACGAAGACGTATTTTTCACTGGAATTCTGATGTAAATCTTGCACACAAAGTTCTTTCCTCCTTCATAACTTTTACTTGTTTTAACATTCAATGAATTATTATTATGAATCCTAGATCATTCGAAACGTTTATTTATTATTATGTAGTTTTATTTATTAG